TCACGATGAACTTACCCGCATTGGTAGCCCCAGCGAGCTGACGTTCGATGTCGTTGCGAATCTTCCTACGTTCCTCACTCGCCGGGACCCCGTTCTTGAAGTGGATGGTGAAGGAAGGAGCGAGTCCGTTCTTGATGTTGTTGATATGGTACTTCCCGATTTCCTTGTCCAGCTCGATGTAGTCGATACTTCCGATGTAGTCGGGCTTGGGGTAGTAGTAGGAACCGGGAGAGAACGGCTTCACATACAAGATTTGAGTGGGGTGCTCCACCTTCATCTCGGGGTCGAAGGCGTGTACCGCGATCGGTTGCTCGTTGTTGTCCGACCAGTCCTTCGAGTAATAATACCAATGACAGTCCTCGTTCTCGTCGACCTCGCCTGAGCGTACATTCTCGAAGGGGCAGTGGCGTACCTTGGAGATGGTGCTGCGGTCGATGGAATATACAATCTCAAGGGCGAAGCCTCCCTGAATCTTCAGGTCTACGCAAGCCTTGCGGATTTCATCGTCCAAGCCCCACTCCTCAATCTTCAAGCGTGCGTCTAAGTCGTTAGCCTGCACCCCATCGCCGAATATCATGTAGGCGATAGAAGTACACAAGGCGTTATGTGTCGCGCTCGACTTGTAGAGGTCGATGAGGTACTGCGGGAAGAGGTTGTCGTCGCCATACTTCACCCACCCCTCACGGCTGGGAATCTCCGCATAGGAGCGTTCTTCGTATTCTTTGAGCTTCAGTAGTTCCATCACTGGTAATATATCACGTTATCGGGAATCGAAATTGAAGGGATGGTCCATGCGGACTCATCGGCTACCTTGCACGAACCCACCTCGCAGGCTCCCACCACCACCGCATCCAAGGGGTCGAGGTTCGAGGCGGAGTTCTGGCCCCATATCTTGTAGGTATACAACCCCGACTCGGTGAGTAGGATAGATCCAGCCGTAGGGTCGGAGGTGTCGGTGGGTACGATAATCTTCGTATATCGCTCATTATCGATAGCTACGTCAGCGATGAAGTAGAAGTCCTCTCGGGTGGCGTTGTTCACGAGCTCTACAAGGTAGTGCGTGAAGGTAGCGAGGAACTTACGACTCTGAAACGGAGAGACGTAAATCGTATTCGTGGAGGCGTTGGGCTGGAGGTGTATCATCTTTCTACTGAAAAGGGGAGAGCGTATGCCCTCCCCCTCCTGTTGTAACTATAAACGGTCCCAAGGTGCGGCCTCGGTGTTTATGCTGTCGTCGTGAATGTCAAGTTCCCACCAGTAGAATCCAAGAAGGGAGCAGGGATGGCTTCCTCGCCTGTGAATTCCAAGGTGTATCCGTTGAGGTCTCCGAGGGCGGTCCCCGTAGCGATAGAACCTCCCGTCAACTCCGCCCCACGGGTGTGTCCCATGACGAAGTAGTTGTCGTTGTTGTCTTGGACTACGATAGCCAAGCGACCTTTGGCGAGGTTTTGTACCTCGGTGATGTCGGCAGCTACGGGCTTATTCAAGACCAAAGAGAGAACCTGCGTATAGAAGACAGTGCCGTTCTCCACCGATGCGTTGACGGTCTGCGTGAAGCTCGAGGTATTCTTTGGTGAGACGTAATCCTTGGCAATGGTGCCAGCTTTTCCTACTACGTCTCCAACGTTAGCGTCGTATATCCACAGGTCGTCAGTGAAGGAGGTGTCTGCGGTTCCTCCTGCGGTGGTCACAATCCAAACCTTCTTCACCCCTCCGAGGGCATCGCGGCATGGAAGCGAGCGTCCAGTAAGTGTAAGTGTACAAGCCATGATTCAAGGGGTTGTGAGATATGGGGGAGCCGAAGCCCCCCCGTCTCTCGGTTTCAATTAGGAACTACGGCGAGCAACTGCGATGGCAGCTTCGTCCACAATCTGGCAGCCGCCAGAGAACTGCATGATCACGCGGGTCACGTCGTCACCAGTCACATCGCGGAGGTTCAAGATGCTCGCGTTGATGTGGTCGGTCAACAAGTCGGTACCGAAGTACAAGTTCTCACGCTGTGCGAAGAGGAACGTGTCGTCTGGCATACCAGCAGGCGTGATGATTTCGTAGCCCTTGTAGTTTTGAGCGAATCCGTCAGCCAAGTAGGTCAGCTCTGCCGTGCCAGCGATGGCTTCGAAGTAGAGTTGCTTCATGGCACGAGACATGAAGAGCTTGGTGTTGGGGTCGCCAGCGATGACAGCAGGAACAGCCAAGGCGTTCAAGCGAGTCAAGATGTTGGCCGCTGTGGTAGCACCCGTCAACAAATCCTCTTCACCGGGGGTAGCGGCTACGATTTTGTTCATCAACCCTGCGAAAGAGTTGTACGTTCCCGTAGTTGCACCAGTAGCTGAGTTGTACTTGCCTTGCCAGATGTTGCGCTCGACAGCCTCGGCGGTCTTAGCGGCAACGTACTGAGCCACGAAGGTCGTGAAGTCAGCAGGAGCAGCGGAGTTCTGTCCTCGCATCTGCGTGCCTTCCCACGTAGCGCGGAGGTCTTCGTTGCACACCTGCTCGTTAATCTTCAGAGCGTCGACGGCCAAGATAGCCTCGCCCAAAGTCAACTGACCAGAAGCTGGAGTTGAGAACGCGCAGTCGTCGTTGGCTTGGATAGCCACACCGGAGAACTTCCGGAGAACTGCTTTAGAGTGAACATTTTCGCGGACGGTGATGTATCCGTTTGCGATGGTGTCGGCTGACAAGATAGCAGCGGCCACATAGGGACGTGCCGCTTCTCCGTTGTAAGTGCCGGGGTTTACTGTGGCATCGTTGCCAAACTTGTAAAGACTCATTGGTTTGAGAATTGATTAAGGAGAGCTGACACGCGCTCCTGAGTTGATAGATTCTTGAGGTTGATAGGCTCACGCTTCACGGTTGGAGCCTTATGCTTGAGGCCAGCTTCTGCGGCCTGCTTCTTCATGTCTTCGAGTTGTGCTTTCACGGCAGCCAGTTCCACGGCTACCTCGTCCACGACTTCTTCCTTGACTTCCTCCTTGGCCTCCTTGGGGGCTTCTGGATTCACGGACATTTCTTCTTTGTCGTTGATGGACTCGAGGGCAGCCTTGATCATCTCCTCGACTTCCGCCTTGGTGACGTATCCGGGCTCCTCCTCGGCCTCGACTTCTACTTCGACTTCTTCAGAGGCTTCCACCTCCTCTTCGGATGGTTCGCCGATGGAAGAAACCACACCACCCTCACCGATGACGAGGGTACGTCCGTCTTCGAGTCCGTAGTCACCGGGAGGCAAAGGAATCTTCTCGCCTTCGTCGTTGATGATGTACGCCTCTACACCCTCTGCGAAGGCTTCAGCGTCCGTGTAGACGACCGTCCCGTTGTCGAGGGCGGCCTCTGCCATTTCGGTCCGTGGCTCCTCCGTCACCGTCAGCTTGACGTTGAACTTGTTGAAGACCTCCTGGACCCGTTCTGTGATAGTCATAGTGGTGGCTTTTCTTGTATAAGTATTTCGAGGGGTCAATCCTCAAGTGTGTCGAGAACTTTTTTCATCTCTTTCCATAGTTCCTCCTTGAGCTTGGACTCGGCCCACCGTTGGGCAGCCTTGCCTCCCCACAAGAGATACGAGATGGTGCCACAGGCGGACGTGTCGGAAGGGTCGTAGTATTCCTCCGCTCGGGCCAGATACGAGGCCATGCGCTTGACGGTCTCCAGAGAGACGGGTTCGCCCTGTGCAAGTTGTTGAGCCCTCACCTTCCCAGTCTGCGTGGCGCACTTGTTGCCGTGCTTCTCGTTGAGGTCGATGCCTTTCTGGGCGTTGTTCTTCACAGCCTCGGGGTAGTCGTTGTACGATTCCATCACCACACGCTTCCCCGTCTTGGTGCGTGCGTCAGGCTTCACGATGGCCTTGGCGAGTTCTGCGAGCATCTCGTCCTCGGAGTTCTTCTTCATCTTGTCCGCGAAGTATCCCTCGATGGAGAACCCTT